CGGCGTTCGTACCGGCAGATCTTGGCGATGACATGTTTTGAAATGCCCACGATATCTGCTATTTGCTGGTATGTCATGGCCATGTCTTCGCGCATGTCCCGGATTTTATCGATTGTTTCGTCCGTGAACTTTGCGTTGTGGTGCAGATGACCAATACGACGCCCGAGCTCGTTGAGGGGAACCATCATAGTTTTGCCTTTGGGCTTCACTTTTTCGGAGGCTTGGGCGGCTTTTTACCTTTACCGTAACTGGCATCCTCCTTTCGTGGTGGTTGATGGGCGGCATTATCTTCTTCTGTTGCGCTGAAGGCAACAACTTTTTGAGGCTGGCTTTGGCGCTTTCGCCATAGCGATTGCCGGGTCAACTGTTCTTTTCCCGCAGCTTGGCTTCGGTCATCGCAACACAATGCGGCCCGTTATTTGACTCCCATGCCAAATAAGTTCTCTCATCATCCGTCAGCCCCTGCCATTCACGTTTTGTTGGTGCAATATTCTCACGTTCGCATCCGGACTTTTTGCAAAACCCTCCGCAGCTAAGGCACTGTCTATCCATGATTCTTCTCCTTATTCAGGTTCTCATCCAGCCACGCTTGCACTTCACTGCCACTCCACATCTTGCGTAGCATCGTCGGAAACTGCACTCGTTCGCGCTGTGGTGGGGCGGTGTAGAGTGGTTGGTCTGTGGGGTATAGCTTTTCCGGTACAACCTGCCAACCTCCACCAGTCAGGCTGTGCATCCACGCCACCGGCTCCGGTTCAGGTGCGCTAAGTCGGGCGCGGAGTAGTTTGATTTCTGCATTGAATGCACCTTCGTTCATGCACTCCAACGCATCCAGCACCTGCTGCGCTTCCTCGCGGGTTAGTGTGATGGTCATGTAGGCTTTCTCCCTTCTTCATATTCTTCGCGCCCATCTAAGCTGCGATGTATGTATAAGTCGTACTCCTCGTCGTACTCCGGTCTGCACCAGCAAAATGCGCCTTTATCCGTCTCGTGTTCGCGCAAATCGTTTAATGGGTAAGTGTGCATAGTCATGGCTTGCCTCACAGATCAGGGTCAATCCAAAACCCTGCGCCAAAGATCAGCGGGATTGGATCATAGTCATCACCCTCGGCCTCTTGAATCTCTTTTTGCAAGTTCATACATTTCTCATGCAAATCCATCACTAAGGCGTAGACTTTTTGGCCTTCTTCTTGGTATTGGTTGTGCAGTTTCTTTAGATCGTTAATTTCTTTTGGTGTCATTGTTGTTCTCCTGTAGCTTTGGCGATGGCATCTTCAATCAATTTCCATGTCGCATCTTCAATACCGCATTCGCAAGCAAACCCTCGCTCAATAAGTATGCGTTTCAAAGCCTCCAACAACTCAGCATTCACCTCATGCAAGCGGCGTAGTTCGGCGGCGGCTTTGAATAACGCAAGATCAGTAACGTGTTTTTCGTTTTCCAGCAGGTCAGCCAGCCGCAGGGCTTCGGGTTGTTTGTCAGTCATTTTTTGTATTCCCCTTTTATCCATCGCTTCATTGCTAGGTATTGTCCCCGTTGCGTATCACCTGCCACGGTTAATTGTGCTGCACTCAATCCTATTCCCATTTCTTTAAACGCATGTTCGTTCAGATTCTTGTGTGCATGTTTTATCAGCTTGCGTAGTCCCTTGGCTTTTTTCGCGTTCAATTTTTACTCTCCGTTTTTCTCGGCATATTTGCCGCTGCTCTGTTGTAAAGTCTGGTGAAATTTCTGCGATGTCACATCGCAACATGTTTGGGTTATCGTTTTGTATTAACGACACCATGTACATGCTACCTATTGCAACGCATAACATGTAAACATAAATTAGTTTTTCGCTGTATTTTGAGATATCCATTGTGGTGTAAATATTTTTGCAGTGTTGTCGAATGAGATGAAAACAATTTTTTCATCCGCGTAATACCAGCAGCCGTTTACTATGTATTCATCTTTTTTATAGTAATAGGCTTTCGGTAATTTAAAACATGGCGAAGTCATGATTTCATCATGCTCATCAAATACATTTGGAAATGCATCAGTCAATGCAATTTGATTTCCATCTTTGTCTATAAATTTTTTGTTGGCCAAAAAAACTTCAGCGCATGATGATAGCCAAAGACATACCGCAATAATGCTAATGATCCGAGTCATATGCTTTTCTCCGTTTCTCGTGTATTTCACGCATCACGTTTCTCAATTGATCCACTGAATCTTTACCGCGGATCTTTTCTCTGTCCTCAAGCATTGCTCTTCGTGCCTGTAATGGGAATGTGAGAATGAATGATGCTTCACATTCAATCATCCATCTTGGGCAGTATGTGCAAACCTGATTGCCATTAACCAAAGTTACCATGCCTTGTTTTGCATTTGCTTTGGGACATGCATTTGGATCGCAGCTCATGCTATGCGAAACATCTTTTGCATTCTGGTCAGCACATTAGTGACCGGAGCAAATGCTGATCGAACGCTGTTTTTGTCGTTAAGCATGACGGCTTGCCAGATGTATTCATCATCATCATCGCATGCGGCTGGTGGTGGCTGGTATGCGCAGCCGATCAAAACTTTGCCGGTGTTTACCATCACTGTTTTTTTGTGTTCGAATTTTTTTTGCTCTTCCATTTTAATTTCCTTTCGAAAAATCAAAAATGTTTGTTGGGAAAAAAATCATTGGCTCCATGTCTTGCCAATCATCTCGATCTTTTCTGCCAGCAATACGCACATCAAGCGTGTGTTCTTTTTTTACTTCAAGTGCTCCGAGTACATCAAGCCATTCGATAATCAAAATGAACGGTATGTTGCTAATTGCTGACATCCTCAGACCTGCCCATATTTTTTCAGCGCTGATCATCAATGTCGGATATTGATTGACATCAACATTGCGGCACTTGATCTCAGCCCATGCTGTAATACTCGACTGACTCAGCATTGCATAATCGACGTTATATCGTATAGGCAATTTACGTACATCGTAATTCCATGCTTTGGCATATCGCGTGATTGCTTTACGCTCTGCTTCAAGCGTTGTGCTGTTTTCGTACATTGGCCGAATCATTTAGGCATCTCCATTTTCTGTTTCATGCCCGACAGTAGTTCTGCAATGCGCGCCTTGTTCTTGGCTAAATCCTCTTTCGAAAACTCGTAGCCCAGTGCCAAAGTTCCCGGTGGCACCCATGCCTGCCTTAGCATTTCTTTAAACTTCGGCAACGTCGGCGGTTCGTCTGGCAGGTTCTCGAGCGCTCGCTTGATTGTCTCAGGCGACTCGTAGTATCCGCCCAGCTTTTCGGCCCAGATGTCCATCGCGTTAACTATGCCTGCGTCCTGACCGTCAGATAAAGTCTGACCGATCCTCCACATATTCATCCACCTCGATCCGTAGTGGCCCTGCATCGTCGCGAATATCTTCTGAATCCAAGGTTCTGGTAAACGACGGGTTGATGGTTCTGAGTTCATTGCGTTGTGCCTCCAAGTTTCCAAAGATTGCGATACCTGCCGCCCGGCGGGACTGCTCTGCCGGTGTCAGTTTTTTTTCATGGTCCGGTTTTACCCATTCCGCGTTGAAGCCTGTCCATCCTCGTGCGCACATGATCTGCAGTGCAGCGTCCAGACTCATGCCTGCCTTGTCTGCTTCACGCTGAATGCCTTTGATGGCAGTCGCCGTGATTGGTGCCTTCTTGGCTTTGCGATGTTTAACAAAGTCAGCCCAAGTAGTTTCAAGAATGCCCGGAGGGCATTGCACCGCAGGTGCTTTACTATCTGTTTCTTGTTTGTTGGTTGTTGTTTGTTGGTTGTTGTTTAGGCTTTTTTTGGGTTCGACTTGGGTTTGGCTTGGGTTAGCGGTGGGTTTCCCATTGCTTTTTTTCGGCCTGCCGCCTAGCTTTCCGTTCGATCTCTGCTTGTCAATGTATGCATGGTAGTCCGCAATTTCAGCGTCAGCACGGTGATTTCGGTACCCTTCTTCAGTCAAAATGAAGAACTCATTGAGCACTGATTCGACCACTTCAGAACCCATGCGTAACCTACGGGAAACCCAATGGATATCGGTGGGTATTGGCGCTTCGGTATCGTAATACAGGTCCAACAATCGACGGTACGTAATGTCCTCTTCGATTGTCAAATGCATCGTGTGCTTGATGTAATCGCCAATGTTGAAATTGTAGTAGTGCATCACGCACCCGCCTTCGCTGCCTGATCCAGCAATCCTCTGACCTTGTCAGTGACCGCGGTCGATCCTTTTTTTGTGCAGTCTACGCACCCGGCATTGATGACATACCGTTCATTGCATCCGCACTTTGGGCACGGCTTGCCGGTATATTTCCGCTGGCCTTGTCTGGCCGCTGTAATTCTTGGGGACTCCATTTTAGCTCCATGTGTTTGTGGTAACTGGATTATAAATCCAAAACACATGGGCCGGTCAAGCTTTTTTTAGGCGAAAAAAATCCCCGTCTTTCCGGGGTGTCATGCGATTAATTGCAGGTCGTATTGCAGTTGCCGCCGTAGCAGCAGGTGGTGCAGTAGACGCATTGTCCGTTGCTGCAATAGGTGTTGTAGGTACAGGCTGCGTAGCTCAATGTTGCGGTAGCTGCCAGCCAGATGGCGATGATGTATTTCATGTGGCTCCCCTTGGTTAAGTGCCGGTCTTTCCCGGCTGTCAGGTTACTCGCTGCGTCTGTGCGCCCGTAGGCTTCCGGTGGCTC